ATGCCTTTTCTAGTTTTAAGAATGGTTATGGTCCTTTCATTAATGGTAATCCAGCTAATAGTGGTCAACACTCTCTTTGGTGGGTGCCTGCTGCTAATGGTGGTCAGTTGGCTCGTCTTGATATTAATCTTTATAGTTATCGAGGCGGCGGCACACTTATAACGTCGGATCAATTGGGATCAGGTGTTACTAATGCAGGATGGATGACTCTTGGTAATGTTTCTTGGGCACTTGATGAATTGAATGGAATTGAATCTGGTTTTGAGTCTGTTCTCAATCCTGATCAAAGTATTACTATTCAACCAGGTGTTGTGTGGATGAAGGGTAAGCGTTACGAGTTTGATGGCGGCATTGCACCAGCGTCTTATTCTGGTTCGGGATCGGCGGTACGGGTAGTGTGGGTAGCTTCTGATTATACCGAGGGCCCGGTTAAATATCAGCAGTGGAGCGGAACGGATGAACAAATGGCAGAAGCTAATTGTCGAGGTAATGGAAATATGTACGATAGTTCTGGTAATGGAATGCCGTGCCCCATGGTATGTAATGTCACAAGCGGCGTATGGGCCGATAGGCGAGAATGGATCTGAGAGGATACGATTATGAGCTATACCACTTTGACGCAACAGAATCTAGATAGTGATCTTCTTGGCCGTCTGGATGCTGCTGTTCGAAAAGAAGCCTGGGCTAATCCATCACTAGCAGAAACTGATTTCGGTGAGGCTATTCGACAGGGTAGTGTTTGGCCACAAGCCGTCTTTATGTGGCCGCTATGTGTTAGTACTGAGGCGGCTTATGAATATGCTATTGAGAGTGGTAATCCAGCTCCTGGTAAAGATCCTGCGGTTATTTCTGATAGTGATATTCTTGCATCCGTTCAAGCCAATTGGCCTCCAACATGGCCTCTAGAACCAGTAGGCGCATCATAGAAGGAGATTATATTAATGTCTGATACAGTAGTTTTTGGTGATCTTGATCCTGAAGATGCTTATGATGCTGGAGATCCTTCAGATCTTCGTATAGCTGTAATTAGAAACGTTATCGTAGATCTTCGAGCTCGTAAAGATGATGATGCACGTTTTGAAAATCGACGTCATGATATGCGTCGGGTAATTTATAATTTTATTGATGAACATCCCGAACTTCAAACAGAGCTCGAGGATCTTCGCGACGATTTGGAGGCGCTCTAATGGGTAAAGTGCTTACTGATCTTGCTGATGTTTGTCGCTCAACTGGATATCCCGTCATCGAGGTAGAAGGGTGGCAAGATCGATCTCGTGGCGGAGCAGGTGGAGCTTCAACTGACGGCTACGAGTTGGATGCGCCTAATCACATTATTGCTCATCATACTGCTAGTGGCCCTGATAGCGACGGATGGCCGGATGTCAATTATATGGTCCATGGTCATCAAGATGCTCCTTGCGGCAATCTTTATATTAGTCGTGATGGTAGTATTTATGTAATGGCTGGTATGGCTTCAAATACCAATGGATCTGGAGTAGATCCTTGCGGCATTGTTGCTGATGATAATATGAATGCGAAATCAATTGCTATTGAAGCTGGCAACAACGGTGTTGGCGAGCCTTGGCCTGGGCTTCAACAAGATTCGTATGTGAAACTCGTTCAAGCTCTTGGCTCAGCGTATAATATTGCGCCTGCTCAAGTGCATAGTCATTTTGAATGGGCGCCTAGTCGTAAAATTGATCCTGCAGGTGAATCTGATTATGCTAGTGGTTCTGATATGTGGGATATGGATGAATTTCGTAACGATGTAGCTGTAGGATTTATTCCTGTACCTGAGCCACAACCAGAAGGAGATGACATGGCTTTGCTGTATGTTGAAGTGACTGATGCTTATGCTAGATTTGTTGGCGTTGGTCAAATTGATCCACTAGTTCTATGGCAGGTTGGTTATTCAGCTGAGCCTCGAGCCACTATCCATCGGGATAATCTTCCTCATGTTTCAGTTACAAAGGAACAATTGCGCGGTTGTACGTTGGTTGGTCAACTGCCTCCGGAAGATGATGGTGGAGGAGCAGGCGCTCCATGGCGGGTTAGTGACTTCTTCGAACAGGTACAGTGAATTAATAGAATTGAGAAGGAGGGTCTATGGCTAGACGAGATAAGCCTCGTAGACCTGCGCTTACTGAAGAGAATAGAGAAAATCAGCTAGTATCTCTAGCCATTGATCTCGCTGAGAAACAACTTACTGCCGGAACTGCTTCGTCGCAAGTAATTACTCATTATTTGAAACTTGGTTCTACTCGAGAAAGGTTGGAGCAAGAGCGTCTTAAACGAGAAAATGAGCTTTTAACTTCTAAAGTAGAACTACTTGCTTCTGGAAAGCGAGTTGAAGAGCTTTATGCAGAAGCTTTGAATGCTATGCGTTCATATGCTGGTCGAGAAGTACAGGAAATTGATGATTATGACGAAGATTAGAACATATCGTGAATTATCTCGTTTTAATACGTTTGATGAACGATTTGAATATTTAAAATTAGGTGATGTTGTTGGAAGTGCTACTTTTGGGTTTGATCGTTATATTAATCAAGGTTTTTATACGTCATATGAATGGAAAAGAGCTCGTGAAGAGGTTATATTACGGGATAATGGCTGTGATTTAGGTATTCCTGGATTTGAAATTTATCGAGATATATTAGTTCATCATATTAATCCAATGATGGCTGATGATATTATTCATGGCGAAGAGTGGATATTTGATCCAGAATATCTCATAACAACCACTAAAAATACGCATAATGCTATTCATTTTGGTAATAATAAAGGTCTTCCAAAGGTGGTTATTACTAGAAATCGAAATGATACTAAGCTTTGGTAAAAACAAGGAGGTGAAAATGGAAGAGAGCATCCTAAAAAGCACTAAGAAAATTCTTGGGCTTGATGAAAGTTATACACCCTTCGATTTGGATGTGATCACGCATATAAACGCCACCTTCTCTGTTCTTGATCAGCTTGGCGTAGGCCCTGTAGGCGGATTCATGATTGAAGATGAAACCGCAGTATGGAATGATTATGCTGTTCCGCCAAATCAGCTTCATACGGTCAAGACATATATTTACCTAAAGGTAAGGTCTCTCTTTGATCCTCCGTCAACATCGTTCCTCATTGAAGCTGTCAATAATCAAATCAAAGAATATGAATGGAGGCTTAACGTCTTCCGTGAATGGGAGCTTGATCCGACAGATCCAATGCCGCCCGAAGAGGAGACAATTCCGTGAACGCCAACGTAGAGGAATTTATTAGTCATTACGGAAAAAAGGGTATGCGTTGGGGTCAACGGAAAGCTAGAAGTACTAATCGTACAGTATTTGGTAAACCTCCAACAAAATTGACATCGGCTGAACTTGATCGTCGAATAAAAAGAATGGAGATGGAGAAGCGTTATAATGAACTTAATAAACGTGATGTTTCGACTGGTCAACGACTAGCTGCAGAAATTTTGTCTAATTCTGGTCGAACGGTTGCTACAACAGTCCTTACTGGTGCTGCTATTCTTGGTGTTAGAGCTATAGCTAGGAAGAAGGGTGTTAGTTCTGAAGCTATTAATACTCTAACTAAGCGTAAATAATTTGGAGGTGGGAGTTGACTTTATCAAATACTGCAACTCCTAAGTATTATGGCGAATTTCGTGATGCAGTTCTTAATGGAGAAATTCCGGTTAATAGAGAAATTTCTATGGAAATGAATCGTATTGATGAGTTGATTGCTAATCCAAATATTTACTATGATGATATGGCTGTACATGGATTCATCAAATATTGCGAATTTGAGCTCACTCTTACTGATGGTAGTGATCTTCATCTTCTTGACTCATTCAAACTTTGGGCTGAACAAATTTTTGGATGGTATTTCTTCGTAGAAAGAAGTGTTTACGAACCATCAGTACCAGGAGAACCAAGAATTCCTGGGCAACCTGGTCATTATGTTCAAAAGCTAATAAAGAAACGACTAACCACCAAACAGTATCTCATTGTAGCTCGTGGTGCAGCGAAGTCAATGTATGCACAATGTATTCAAGCATACTTCTTAAATGTAGACACCTCAACTACTCATCAGATTACAACAGCACCAACCATGAAGCAAGCCGAAGAAGTAATGTCTCCATTTAGAACGGCCATTGTTAGATCTCGAGGACCTCTTTTTAAGTTTCTTACAGAAGGATCTTTACAAAATACAACGGGTTCTAGAGCTCAACGTGTAAAGCTTGCTTCGACAAAGAAGGGTATTGAGAACTTTCTTACTGGTTCATTGCTTGAGATTCGTCCTATGACGATCAATAAGCTTCAAGGTCTTCGGCCTAAAGTCTCGACGATCGATGAATGGTTGTCTGGAGATATTAGAGAAGATGTTGTTGGAGCAATTGAGCAAGGTGCTTCTAAGATGGAAGACTATTTGATCGTCGCTATCAGTTCTGAAGGGACTGTTCGGAACGGTTCCGGTGATACCATCAAAATGGAACTTGCTAGCATACTTCGTGGAGAATATCAAGCGCCGCACGTTTCCATCTGGCATTATAAACTTGATGAAATTGAAGAAGTTAATAATCCTGCGGTATGGTTAAAGGCAAATCCAAATCTTGGAAAGACTGTGACGTATGATGTCTATCATTTGGATGTAGAAAGAGCAGAGAAAGCTCCTGCCTCTAGAAACGACATTCTCGCCAAGAGGTTTGGAATTCCAATGGAAGGTTATACTTATTTCTTTACATATGAAGAAACTCTTCCGCATCGATCCCGAGAGTTTTGGGGTATGCCGTGTGCTCTTGGAGCAGACCTATCCCAAGGCGACGATTTCTGTGCCTTTACTTTGCTCTTTCCATTTGCTAATTATTCGTTTGGTGTTAAAACTCGAAGTTATATTACTTCGTTGACGTTAATGAAACTTCCTGGTGCTATGCGAATGAAGTATGAAGAGTTTATTCGAGAAGGAAGTTTGCACGTTCTTGATGGAACTGTCCTCGATATGATGGAAGTATATGAGGATCTCGATGAATTTATTCGTCATAATGAGTATGATGTTCGGTGTTTAGGCTTTGACCCATATAACGCAAAAGAATTTGTCACTCGATGGGAAGCTGAGAATGGTCCTTTTGGAATTGAGAAAGTTATTCAAGGTTCACGAACAGAATCGGTTCCATTAGGAGAACTTAAGATTTTAGCAGAAGAACGAAAGCTTATCTTCGATCAAGATCTTATGTCGTTTGCTATGGGAAATGCAGTTACATTAGAAGATACTAATGGAAACCGCAAGCTTCTAAAGAAACGAGCTGATGAAAAGATCGATAATGTCTCTGCCATGATGGATGCGTATATCGCATATAAGGCTAACAAGGAGGCGTTCGAGTGACAAATAAGAAAGACTATTAAGATGGGGGTGATATATCTTGCCTATCATTGAACGAATCAAAAAGTCTTGGAACGCCTTTTTTAATCTCGATTCTTCTGACGTATACGATCTTGGTGGTAATGTTTATTATGGAAACAGTTCTCCGTCAAGACCTAGACACAACGTTTATTCGGAAAGATCCATTATTTCATCTATTTATACTAGAATAAGCGTTGATGTAGCTGGTCTTGAAATTAAACACATCAAAGTTGATGATAATAAGAGATATATTGAGGATATGCCTAGTCAATTAAATGAATGTCTTGTTTGGTCCCCAAATATTGATCAATCTCCAAGACCGTTTAGACAAGATGTTGCCATGACTCTTTTTGATAAAGGCGTTGCAGCAATCGTTCCAGTTGATACGACTAGAAATCCAAATACAAATGCGATTTTTGATGTTTATAGTATGCGTGTCGGAGAAGTAGTAAGTTGGTATCCAAAACACGTAAAATTAAGTGTATATAATGAAAATAAAGGGGTTCGAGAAGAAATTACTTTAGAAAAACGTTATGTAGCAATTGTTGAGAACCCATTGTATGCGGTTATGAATGAACCGAACTCTACTCTTCAACGATTGATCAGGAAACTTGGTCTTCTTGATGCAGTTGATGAACAGTCTAGTTCTGGAAAGCTTGATCTTATAATCCAGCTTCCTTACGTTATTAAATCTGAGGCTCGTCGGCAGCAAGCAGAGAAGCGACGTGAGGACATTGAATTTCAACTTAAGGGGAGCCAGTACGGTATCGCTTATACTGATGGAACTGAGAAAATTACTCAGCTCAATCGACCCGCTGAGAACAATCTTCTTAAGCAAGTAGAGTATCTAACTAACATGTTGTATAACCAACTCGGTTTGACCGAAGAGGTAATGAATGGTACGGCTAATGAAGAAGCCATGCTCAATTACTTTAATCGCACAATTGAGCCAATTGTTGACGCCATCGTTCAATCCATGCAAAGAGCATTCATTGTTCAGGGTTCACGAGGCGATGAGCGTATTCAATACTTCCGTGATCCGTTTAAGTTGGTCCCAGTGAATAGTATTGCTGAAATTGCTGACAAGTTTACTCGTAATGAGATTCTTTCAGCAAATGAGATTAGAACATTTATGGGGATCAAACCTTCGACAGATCCAAAAGCCGATCAACTTATAAACAGCAACATGCCACAACCAGAAGATAGTTCTGGGGCCTAGCTCTTTTGAAAGGATCAGTCAAAATGGAAGCAGATTTTAGCGGTTACGCGACCAAGGCTGGACTCCAATGTTCTGACGGTCGAACCATTATGCCCGGAGCCTTCAAGCATCAAGATAAGTCGAAGGTTCCGCTTGTTTGGCAGCATGGTCATACCGATCCTGAGAACGTTCTTGGGCATGCCATTCTTGAGAATCGTGATGATGGTGTTTATGCTTATGGTTTCTTCAATAAGTCAGACAAAGCTGTTCATACAAAGGGCCTTCTCGATCATGGTGATATCACTATGTTGTCGATTTGGGCAAATGAACTTGTCGAACGAGCAGGAAAAGTTCTTCATGGAGCTATTCGTGAAGTAAGTCTTGTTCTTTCTGGGGCAAATCCAGGTGCTCTTATCGAGAATGTAACTATTCGTCATGCTGACGGTGATAATATCACTCTTGATGATGAAGTTATTATTTATACGGGTCTCGAGCTGGAACATGCTAGTGGAGATCCGAAGGAAGACGGCGGAGATAATGGCGGAGATGGCGGAGATAGCGAAGATGAAGAGACGGTTCAAGATGTCTTTGATTCTTTGACCGATAAGCAGAAGAAAGTTGTTCACTTCATGCTTGGTCAAGCGCTCTCCATGACCGAAGACAGCATGCAACAAGATAATCTCGACAAGGACTCCGACAATGCCGATAAGGAAGGTACACAAATGACTCGCAACGTCTTCGAGAAGGGCGATGAAACTTCTTCGCCAGTTCTCTCGCATGCGGATATCCAGGGCATTGTTGCCGATGCCATGAAGACTGGATCGCTCAAAGCTTCTGTTGAGAATTATGCGCTTGCTCATGGGATTAATCAGATCGATACGCTTTTCCCAGAAGCCACTGCTCTTACCTCAGCTCCTGAATTCTATACTCGTCGTACCGAGTGGGTTAATTCGGTTCTGAATGGCGCTCGTAAGTCTCCGTTCGCTCGAGTCAAGACTCATTGGGCGGATCTTACATATGACGATGCTCGAGCCAAGGGTTATATCACGGGAGAAGTCAAGAAAGAGCAATTCTTCGCTACTTCCCGCCGTGAAACCATGCCTCAGACCATCTACAAGAAGCAGAAGCTTGATCGTGATGACATTGTCGACATCACTGACTTCGATGTGGTTGCTTGGGTCAAGGGTGAAATGCGTGGAATGCTTGACGAGGAGCTTGCTCGAGCGATTCTGATTGGCGATGGGCGTGCTGTTGATGATGAAGACAAGATTCTCGAGGATCGGATTCGTCCGATTGCCACAGATGATCCAATCTTTGTAATTCAGGTTCTTGCCGATGTACAGGGTGCTGCTCCTGCTGGACCCGGAAACTTTGTTGATGCTGTTATTTCATATCGGTCATTGTATCGTGGTACTGGTATGCCGACTCTATATACCAGTGAGTATTTGATTTCACAGTTTATGCTCATGAAGGATACGCTTGGTCGTCGTATTTACACCTCGCTTGAGCAGGTTGCTTCGGAAATGCGTGTTTCTTCGATTATTCCAGTTGATATCTTTGATCCAGCAGCAGGTAGTCCTTTGGGAATTATTGTCAACATGACTGATTACAATATCGGCGCTGATAGAGGTGGACAGGTCAGTTTGTTTGATGATTTTGACATCGATTACAACCAATACAAGTATCTTATTGAGACTCGTGTTTCAGGAGCGCTTGTTAAGTTGAAGTCGGCTATTGTTGTCAATGAAGGCACATTCGTTCCTCCGCCTGCGGGCACAGTTCATATCATTTCACCAGAACCGCCGAATGAGCGTCAGAGCAACCCGCCAGTTCATGGTTCACTTCCGAATGCTCCAAGTGGTGGAGCACTTCTCGCTGAGGAACCTGAGCCTGCGGCTTAATCCTACCTAGGAGTTACGATGGCTAGATTCCATGGACCAGTTGGATATGGAAACTCTGTAGAAGACCCTCCTGAATCTGGCGTTTGGGTAGATGTTATTTCTGAAATTGCATATTTTGGAGATGTTATTCGAGATACCCGAAAGTTAGAGGCAGGAGAAAGTCTAAACGATGATATTAAGGTGGGTAATTCCATCAGTATTGTCGCAGATGAATACGCCATCGAGCACTTCTTCAAGATCAAGTACGTGCGATGGGCGGGGACTTTATGGACTGTTACAAATGTAGAAGTCAAAAGTCCTCGCCTCATCCTCAGTCTCGGGAGTGTTTATAATGGCCCAACGCCTTGAGCTCCAGGCCGTCTTTACCGATATTCTGGGGACCCAAAACGTATACTTTCAACCACCGCCTACTGTTCAAATGGAATATCCTTGCATTGTTTATCATCGTGATTATGAATTAAGTGAATGGGCAGATGATATTCCATATAAACGCAGGAAGCGTTATCAGGTGACGGTCATTGATCGAGACCCAGATGGTGGCATTGGCGATAAGATCGCAGCTTTGCCATTGTGCGTATACGATCGATTTTATACAGCTGATAACCTAAATCACGATGTCTACAAGCTCTTCTTCTAGGAGGAAAAACAATGCCTGGACCGCTCGTTTGGGATGTCGTCGGTGATCGTTATTACGAAACCGGCGTCGACCATGGAGTTCTATACATTCCTGATGCTAGTGGTGTATACAACACTGGCGTTGCTTGGAATGGTCTTACAACCATTACTGAGTCGCCATCTGGTGCTGAAGCTACAGCTCAGTATGCAGACAATATCAAGTATCTGAATCTTATGTCAGTGGAAGAGTTCGGCGCCACTCTCGAGGCCTTTACTTATCCAGAAGAGTGGCAGCAGTTTGATGGATGGGCTGTTCCAGAGGATGGTGTCTTCGTTGGGCAGCAGCCTCGTAAGACATTCGGTTTGTCCTATCGTACCCGGGTTGGCAATGATCTTGAGGGTGATGCCTATGGGTACAAGCTTCATCTCGTATATGGATGTCTTGCCAGTCCATCGGAGAAGGCGTATAACACTATCAACGATTCCCCTGAGGCCATTACTTTCAGTTGGGAGATTTCAACTACTCCAGTTCCAGTAACTGGGCTCAAACCGACTTCGCTTATTGTGGTTGATTCAGGTATTGTTGATGGTGCTGCTTTGACGGTGCTTGAAACTGCTCTTTATGGTGCTGCAGCTACTGAACCCAAACTTCCTCTTCCAGATGAAGTGATTGCAATGTTTGCCGGCGGCGCTGTTATGGCTGCTGCTTCATCGGGTGGTGGAGAAACTCCTTCAGAAACTTCTGGTTTCTAATTGTTGATAGGAGATTGGAGAATGCTTAAGATTATTGTAGAAGGAACTGAATATTTTAACGAAGAGACAGAGACTTTTGAAACTGTTGGAGACGTTGAATTAGAGCTAGAGCATTCTCTGATCTCGCTGTCAAAATGGGAGTCAAAATACCAAAAACCGTTTTTGACTAATGTCTCTAAGAAACCCGAAGAAATTTTTTACTATATCGAATGTATGATCATAACTCCAATTTTCCCCCGGGGGATAATTGACAGACTCACTCAGAAAAATCTCGATCAAATTAATGCTTATATTGAATCAAAAGAATCGGCTACTACTTTTGGAAGTATGCCAGAACGAAAAGGTCGAGGAGAAATTATAACTGCTGAGTTAATTTATTATTGGATGGTTGCTTTTAACATTCCATTCGAAACCGAGATTTGGCATTTGAATAGACTTTTTGCTTTGATACGAATTTGTAATATTAAGAATTCGAAACCAAAGAAGATGTCTAGAAACGAACTTGCTGCTCGAAATCGTGAATTAAATGAACAACGTAAAGCACTATATAAAACATCCGGTTGATTGGAGGTTAGATGGCCAGTTTAATTTGGGATGAAATTGGTAAACATTTCTTTGAAACCGGAGTTAATAAAGGTGTTCTTTATGATAAAGATGGCAAGGGTTTTGTTTGGAATGGATTAACTTCTATAGAAGAAACAATTTCTACTGAAGTTCAACCAATTTATTTTGATGGCGTAAAGTTTAATGACATAGTAACTGTCGGTGATTTCGCGGCTACTTTAAAGGCTTTTACGTATCCAGACGAATTTCTAGAATACGAAGGAATTCATGAAGATCAAGATGGATTTTTCATAACTGGTCAACAACCATCTAGGTTTTGTCTTTCTTATCAAACAAGAGTTGGTAATGATTTGGTTAGTGTTAATTTTGGTTATAAAATTCATCTTCTTTATAATCTAACAGCGGTTCCAGCTCAAAAAACTTATGCTACTCTTTCTAGTGAAAGTGAACCGCAGGAATTTGAATGGACAATTACTGGAATTCCAGAAGAAATTGACACATATCGTTCAACGGCTCATGTTATATTTGATAGTAGAAGAATGGACCCTTGGCTATTAGAAGATATTGAGAGCATTATTTATGGTGATGAAGATAATGATGCATATCTTCCTCCATTGAACGGACTTATTACATTTATTAGAAAATGGGATCGTCTTATTATTACTGATAATGGTGATGGTACATGGACAGCTGATGCAGCTCGTGAAGGTATCATATTTATGCTCGATGATACTACATTCCAAATTGTAACAGATACTGCAGAATATTTGGATCCAAATACTTATAACATTTGGAGTAGTGATAAGAACGAGGAGGATATATGGCTACCGTAACTGGGTTTACAGCTGAAAGAATGCTCGCTATTGAAAACACAACAGTTGTCGATGGCGAAGTTGTAGGTGATGATCTACATCTTCAAACTCGAGAAGGTACCGTAATTGTTGCGGGTAATGTTCGTGGGCCACAAGGTATTCAAGGTCCTATGGGAGAGGTTACCGACGCTGATCTCGCTGCCGCAATGGCTGAGACTCGAGTTCCTGCTGGAACTATTTCGATGTTCGCTGGTGATACCGCGCCTGTTGGATGGTTGATGTGTGATGGAGCTGCTGTTGATCGAACGATTTATGCTGATCTGTTCGCTGCTCTTGGACTAAAATATGGATTGGGTAATGGTACCACTACATTCAATCTTCCAGATATTCAGAGTAGATTTCCTGTTGGAAAAGGCGCTGCTGTTTGGTCTGATACTCTAAATAAAAAGGGCGGCACTAAAGATCTGATTGTTGTAAGTCATAATCATTCTACTCCAAACCACATTCATTCGGCTTCTGGTTCGGCTGGAAATGATCCGCAACGTCAATTGGACGTAAGAAACATGGCGACGAATGGCTATTTATATCGTTTCCCGGCCTTGGTAACTTCAGGTGGAAATGGTGCTGCTGGTGAACTCGGTTATGATGATGGTAACGCCGGTTTCGGTGGTAAATATGCAGCAATTATGCCTGCGCATAGTCATACTATCGGCGTTACTGTGAATTCCGGAGGAGCATCTACAACTGGTTCAGCTGGAGGTTCCGCTACTGATGCGAATCTTCCGCCATTCATAACCGTCAACTTTATTATTAAAATCTAATGATTAGCCGCTCGTCAGAAGGTAATTTTGATAAAACTCTAAAATTTCTAGAATTCATGAAAAGCGGCGATCTTTTCAAACAATTAGATCATTACGGACGAGTTGGAGTAGATGCTTTATCAAGTGCTAGTCCAGTAGATACTGGATTAATGTCGCAGTCTTGGGGATATCAATTAGGCCACGAAAAAGGTAAATATTCCATTAGTTGGTTCAATACTGATAGAGAAGGCGGAGTAAATATCGCCGTCATTATTCAATATGGGCATGGCACAGGAACTGGGGGATATGTTCAAGGTCGTGATTACATAAATCCAGCAATGAGACCAATTTTCGACAAGATTGTTGCGGATATTTGGAGGCAGGTGACAAATGGCTAGCGTTGATGATCGCATCGTCCGAATGGAATTTGATAATGCCGCCTTCGAAAAGAAGGTAGCCACAACCATTGCTAGCCTAGGTCAATTGGATAAGGCTCTTAAATTTGATGGAGCTAAACAAGGATTCTCCGATATTGGGAAGGCTGCAGACGGAATTAATCTTAGCGGTATTGGCACTCATATCGAGGGTATTAGCGCTAAATTTCTAGCACTTAGTACTGTCGCTATTACGGTTCTTGCTAATATTACGATGAAAGCTGTTGAAGCTGGGATTCAAATAGCAAAATCGCTTAGCTTGGATCAGATTATCTCTGGTTTCAAGGAATATGAACAGAATATGAATTCGATCCAGACTATTCTGGCGAATACTAAGGCTGACGGAACTAATCTCGAGCAGGTCAATAAGGCTCTTGATCAGTTGAATGAATATTCCGATAAGACCATTTATAATTTCGGTCAGATGACCAAGAATATCGGTACGTTCACAGCTGCTGGTGTTGATCTGGATACTTCAATCCAATCGATCAAGGGCATTTCAAACCTAGCTGCTATTTCCGGCTCGAGCGCCGAACAAGCTTCGACCGCTATGTATCAGTTGTCACAGGCTGTTTCAACTGGCACATTGAAGCTTATGGACTGGAACTCCGTTGTAAATGCTGGAATGGGTGGTGAAGTTTTCCAGAAGGCTTTGTTTGAGACCGGCAAAGCCATGAATACGATTAAAGACGTCCCGATTGGACAGACTTTCGAAGAATGGACTAAGTCTGGTAATTCTTTCCGAGAGTCTCTTCAGGATGGATGGATTACTGCTGATGTCCTAACCACGACCCTTCAAGGGTTTACTGGTGAAATGACAGACGCCGAATTGGCGGCTAAGGGGTTTACTCAAGATCAAATTGCTGCCATTCAAGAGATGGGTCGAACTGGTGTTGAAGCGGCCACAAAGGTTAGAACTCTTACTCAGCTTATTGATACTACTAAAGAAGCCATTGGCTCTGGATGGTCGGAATCATTTAGAATTGTAATTGGTAATTTCGAAGAAGCAACTGCTTTGTTTAGTGGTATTAGTGATGCTGTGGGCGGGTTTATTAAGAGAAATGCAGAAGCTAGAAATGAAGTTCTACAAGGGTGGAAAGAACTAGGTGGTCGTACACTTCTTATTGATACTCTTGAAAAGGCATTTAGAAATCTTGCTGACGTACTTTTGCCAATTAAAGAGGCGTTTCAAGAGATATTTCCGCCTATGACGGCACAACGTTTGTTTGATTTGACTAAAGGTTTTGCCAATTTGGTAGATGCTTTGAAGCCAAGTCAGCAAACAATGGATAATTTGAAGAGTGTATTTAAGGGATTGTTCAGTATTCTTTCAATTGGCGGAACAATTATTAAAGAAGCAGTTAGGTTTATTGTCGAACTTGTCGGTGCATTTACTGGTCTTGGTAGTGGTAATGTTCTTGGGGGTCTAGCTAAAATTGGTGATTTCTTCACCATGCTTCGAGAGAAGCTCGTTGTTGGTGGAGCTATTAAGGATTTCTTCAATAACCTCGAGGTTGGTGCTTATAACGTTATTCAAGTCATCAAATCTCTAATCGAGGTAGTTGTCGATTTCTTCAAGAATATTGGCGATAATAAGGCCATGGATGCTGCTGGTGGAGCTGTAGATAGGCTTCAACAACGGTTTGAGACTCTGAAAGATTTCTTTGGTAAGATCAAGGATCTTTGGGGTCCATTTGGTGATGCTCTGTCCAAGGTTGGCGCAATTCTTGATAGAGTATGGGATGCTATCAGTAATTGGTTCGGAGAGCTTGGCCAGAAGCTAGCTGCTGTAATGGGCCCAGGCGATTTCGATGCCACTCTTGATGCAATTAACGTTGGTTTGCTGGGCGGAATTTCACTTATGATCGGAAAGTGGCTCAAGGGTGGAATTAATTTCGATCTTGGCGGAGGTTTGTTAGAATCTATAAAGAAGACGTTCGGCGAATTGACTGGCGTTCTTTCTGCTATGCAAACCGAGATCAAGGCTGATGCACTTCTTAAGATTGCTGCTGCGGTTGGTGTATTGACTGCTTCAGTCGTAGTTCTTTCCATGATTGATTCGGCAGCTCTTACTAAGGCCATGACTGCGATGGCCATTGGCTTCGGTCAGCTTCTTGGCGCGTTTGCTATTATCAATAAGATGGATACAACTCTTCGAGGTTCGTTTAATTTCGCCGCAACTGCTGTTGGTATCACATTGCTAGCAGGAGCAATACTTGTCCTATCTGTTGCCGCAAAGAATTTGGCTGAGCTTAGCTGGGAAGAGCTCGCTCGAGGATTGGCCGGCGTCGCAGGACTTCTTACCGTTATTTCAATTGCCGTAATTCCATTGACGGCAAATGTCTCTGGCATGATGCGTGTTGGCGCAGCACTTATTATGATAGGCGTAGCTCTTAATCTTCTTGCTGGAGCGGTAAAGATATTTGCTACGATGTCCTGGGGAGAAATGGGTAAAGGCTTTGCTGCAGTTGCAGGAGGTCTACTTATTATTGCCGGCGCAATGAATCTAATGCCGTCAAATATGATCTTTACAGGCGCAGGCCTTCTTGCCGTAGCAATAAGTTTGAATATTCTCGCTGGTGCCATGAAGGTGTTCGCCACCATGGATTGGGGCGAGATTGCTAAGGGAATAGTTGCTATTGGCGGCGGTCTTCTTGTTATCGCCGGCGCTATGAATCTTATGCCAGCGAATTTGCCCATTACTGCCGCAGGATTGGTGCTTGTCAGTTTTGCGCTTGTCGGCATTAGTAAAGTAATGAAGTCGCTTGCAGAAATGTCTTGGGGAGAAATTGCTAAAGGCATTGTTGCGATGGCAGGCGCTTTGGTCGTTTTGGCCGTAGGCACAAATGCCATGTCTGGAGCCATTGCGGGCGCTATTGCTATGACAATTGTGTCTGGAGCCTTGCTTCTTCTTGCTCAAGTTATTAAACAACTTGCCAATCTTAGCTGGGGCGAATTGCTTCAAGGTTTGGTTGGTATTGCCGCCGTATTTGTTGTTCTTGGAGCAGCAGCAGCCATTTTGCAACCACTTATTCCAGCTCTTCTTGGACTTGGCGCAGCATTGTTCTTGATTGGTGCGGGACTTGCTTTGTTTGGTGCCGGTGCCCTGCTAGCCGCGCAAGCGTTTGAGATATTCGCTAGGAGTGGGGAAGAGGGAGCAAAGGGAATTGTTGCATCGCTTATGGCCGTTGGTGAAGCTCTTCCGGCTTTGATGGCTGGATTTGCTCGAGGCCTAGTCGAAATCGCTAACGTACTTATTGAGTTCGCTCCAGTTCTCGCTAAGGCCTTGGTCGTAGTGCTTGGCCATCTTCTGGATGGATTGATTCTTCTTATTCCTAAGGCTCTTGTTATCATTGGGCAACTTCTTAGCGGAATTCTCAAGCTTATTAGAGATAAGTTCCCAGAATATGTGCAAACAGGTATCAGTCTAATTCTTGCTTTGCTGACGGGAATTAGGGACAATATCGGTCAAGTTGTAGAAACTGTTGTGCAGATTGTTATCGAATTCATCGAAGCACTTACCGAAATGGTGCCGAAATATATCGATGCAATCGCCAATTTCTATATTGCAGTATTGACTGGAGCGGCAGAAGCTGTTGGACGAGTTTCTGGTACATTGCTATTCGGTCTTGCCGCTTCATTTATTCAAGGGTTTATGGACGGTTTGGCTCAATCTACTGAGAGTGGTCCGCTTAAGTGGTTTAAGGAGCTTGCCGGGAATATTCTCAGTTGGATCGGTGATGTTCTAAAGACTCTTTGGCAAAAGGGCGTAGATCTAATTACTGGTCTGTTTGGTGGAATTGTTCAGAAGGCTATCGAAGTAACTGCGTGGTTTGTTGCTTTGCCAGTATCTGTTCTTGAATGGATTGGTAATGTAGTTGGCACTCTTGTGTCTAAGGGAACTGATTTCATTACTGGTCTACTTAACGGCATTCTTAATAAGATTGGCGAAGTTACTTCTTTCTTCACAGGTCTTGGATCGGATATCCTTGGATGGATTGGTGATGTTGCCCGTACTCTTTGGGATAAGGGTTGGGGTCTTATTCAAGGTTTGTGGGACGGTATTTGGGAAAACTTTGTAAAGGTTAAGGATTGGTTCGGAAATATTGATGATAATATTAAGAACGCTATTGGTGATCTTGGTAATCTTCTTTATGACATCGGCTGGGACATTCTTGAGAGTCTCTTAGATGGCATGAAGGGTATGTGGGAGAATGTAAAGGGCTGGGTTAGTAATGTTGGTGGTTGGATCGCTGATCTTAAGGGCCCACCAGAAAAGGATAAGATTCTCCTTGTAAATAATGGTAGACTCATTATGCAAGGTCTCCAAACTGGTATGGAAGATGAATGGGATGTTGTTGCTAAATGGCTAAGTGAGATTAATCCTGCTGTTGCTTTGGATCCAAATATGGGCGATAATATGGCTAATACTCTTAATGGAGCTATTAGTCAAATGGTTACTCAGCTAGAGGATATGGGAGAATTTAGTCCAGTAATCACTCCCGTTCTAGATCTTACTCGTGTCGCTGCGGATTCCAAACTTATTAGCGATTATCTTCCGGGTACAGCTCCATTCACACCAACATATTCTTATGCCCAAGCTAGTACTATTGCATCAACAACAATTCCAACTTCTGATACAGAAACTACAGCATCCACTGCTGGCGGCGTTAAATTTGAACAGAATATTTATGCTCCATCACAGCTATCAACGGCTGATATTTACAAGCAAACTCGTAACCAAATTACGATGGCTAAAGAGGAGTTGAGTATCCCATGAGAGTCACCAATGTTGCGCTATATTCTAATAACGTAGAGGCCATCAACTTTGCCCTACGAAACACAGATCCAACTGCTCAATATATGGTGAAAACAATCGTGGGGCTAGATGCTGAAGAACTTATTCCTAAGTTTTATGGGTTTGGTCTACAAACTAAGCCTAAATTCTATGATTTCGGGATGAAGCCGCGAGATATTGTAATGCGTATTGTTCTTAATCCTCGCTTCATTCTTGATGAATCATATTCTGATGTAAGGGATGAGTTATATAAGGCAATTTCTTCAAATAGAACTGGATTGATCGTACTTCATTTCAGATCTGGAGCAACTACTGTTTCTAGGATTATGGGGTTCATTACAAAATTTGAAGTTCCATATTTCGAACGTCTTCCGGAAGTTCAAATAACAGTTCGTTGTAATGACCCAATGTTCCGTGCTATCAATCCGGTTATTTATGATCCACCAGAATTGCCAGTGGCTAATCCGGTTATTATTGCAGATAGTCTGTCAACTGCTCCACACGGCTTCCATTTCCAAGTAACATTTAAAGCAAATACGCCATCATTCACGATTCAGGATGTACCTACAAATCCTGAATGGAAATTTACCGTTACGCCAAATGGCGGATTTCTAATTGGAGACATATTCCATTTTTCAAGTGATTTTGGAAACAAATCTCTATACATTATTAGAGACGGAGTAACTACTCATTTGATGGATAGAATTGAACCAGGATCAGTTTGGCCGATAATTTTCCCAGGCTCAAATCAATATTCAAATTTCTTCCATTTCGTAAATATCGCTCAAATCGATTGGAATACTCTAGATTATTACGCGGCCTATTGGGGAGTGTAATATGGATCTGTTCAAATTTGTTTATACAACAGACGCTACAATCCTTGAACGTGGTGAAGCTATTAATAACGCATTAAGTATTATGTGGGTTGAGCGTTATCGTGAACCTGGAGAATTTGAAATTTCTGGTAAATTAAGCTCTGGTTTGAGAGAATTTCTTCCTCTTGGCACGCTTATTTCTCATGCCGATACTTATGAAGTTATGATTGTTGAAAATCATGAAATTAAAGATAAAGAAGGATTGGATCCAGATATTTCAATTACTGGAAGATCTTTGGATAGTTATTTAGAAAATCGAATTGTTGGTACTAATCAAACTAGAAGTAATAATTTGTATGTGCCATATACTCTTACGGCAGATTATACTTGGAATCAACTCGTAAAGATAATTAATGATCATATTCTTAATACAACTGATGCTAATGATGTTTTCGGTAATATTGTTGCAGTAACCAATGTATCTGGGGCAAGCATTAGTGTTGCTCGAGAAATTAAACGAGATCGTTTAGATAGACAAGTTGCTCAATTGCTAGAAATTGATGATCTTGGAATTAAGACAATCCGCCGGAGTACCTTTCCTGGTGGCAATAATATACAAACCCAATTTCAGATTTATAGAGGAATTAATAAATCAGCAAGCATCATATTCTCATGGCAAAGCGGTGATTTGAAATCTGTAGATTATCTTTGGAGCGATAAGATTAAAAAGACCTCTGCATTGGTTATTGGACGATATGTCAATATTATGGTTGATACAGCTTCAACCAAATTTAATCGACGTACTATGCTTGTCGATGCAAATGATATTGACGGTAATTTAAGCGCTCCGCCCTCAGGAGCTGCTTTGACCGACATCATCAATAAAATGACTGTTCGTGGCAATGCCGCAATTATGGCTCAAAACCGAATTACGATCACAAGAGCCGACGCATCTGATATTACCAGATATGAATATCGTAAAGACTATAATGTCGGCGATTTGGTTAGTCTTGACGGTAATTTCGGGCAAATTGCGGTTATGCGTGTTATGGAATATGTTGAAATTGAAGATGAAAACGGCGAAAGCGGTCATCCAACCCTTGCGCTGCCTGATATAACCGGAAGTGGATTTAGAGAGGTTGATGTTTAATGAGTAATAAAACGTATAACATTCTCTTTCCAACTTCGCAGGTTATTCTTCCAACAGCAGGATCGATATATTTCATTTTAGGTCTCTTTATCGGTCTTCCAAATGAAACCACAGTACTCGGCGTAATTCTTATAATTAACAGTATTCTAGGAATTATATTTCGAAAGCGTAATGGTCATCATGATGGTAAAATCCTTGTGACGAAGACCGCCGATGGCAAAAAGATATTTACGTTAGAACTTGATGGCGATCCTGATGAAATCGAAGACAAAGACTCCATATCCTTCAAGGTGGTTCCGCAAGACGATAGCCTCGCAGAATAGACATCGATTATAGTGAGAACTACAGAAAGGATGATATGAGGCTATTCGTGAGAGAAAAGCCCTCAGTCTTGGATGAGCCCATCGCGAAGGTTCTGACTGGAATGAATACATATGGTCCAGAAGATCCAGAGTATAAGACCATGATGGAGCATCTTGAACGATTGATGAAGCTCAAAGCTGAAGAGCAGAAGAGCAGCGTCAGTCCGGATACGATGGCCATCGTGCTCGGAAATCTCTTGGGGATTCTGATCATCGTGGCATACGAGCAGAAACACGTGATGGTCTCGAGGGGATTGGGGTTCGTAATCAAAGCGAGGAGCTGAATCGAACCAGAAGTAGCGAGAGCGTAGGAGCTGTGCCTAGAAGCATGGCTTCTATGCTTTTCGCGTCATAAACATGGATTTTTATTTTTTTCCTTAGAAAAACAGCCTCTACGTTGCGTTCTAAGCCACGAAAAGAGGTCGGGTGGTATGATGATACTGGGCATTTTTAAGGTAAAAAATCTCCGGGGGGAAGATTTTAGAAAAAGGTTTCGCAATATAAACATCGCTTATAATGGAAACTATTCTACGAAAGGATGAGGGATGTTTAACCGCAAACTGCAAGTGGATGTCGTGAAAGCGAAGAGGTCCGCACCAGTTGCAGCTGAATCAGGGCCCACGTTTGAAGAGAAAGCCATCATTGTGACGGCTTCTACCGAACGTGTGGTCAAGAAGATTGGCTACGCTGTGTGCGCGTACGTCGTGCTTGATACGCTCCGCAAGGTAGCGGTTGCTTACACAACCGTCGTGTAAAGTGACCAAAGGGAAGTGCAGCAATGCATTTCCTTTTTCGCAAAATTTACATGGTCTATAATGAGAAGAATCGGAAGATTGGGACCGAGAAAAAATTGCCTATTGTTGGCAACCCAATCCGTTAATTATACCTATTGTTGGTAAAAACGTATTTGTGAAAAAGAGCAAAACGCGCCCTGGAGGAGCACACAAATTAAACGATTCTTCTCACTTTTCGCAATATTTACACGGCCTATAATGAGAGAACTATCGAAAGGACATGGAGATGTGGGACAAAGTGAAGAAGCAATGGGACGAGAACCCGCTGACTGTCATCGCTGTCGGTGCGCTCGCAGCTACGGCTGCAGCAAAACTGATTGATGCGATGTCGGCCGCGCAGGGTCGTCGTGCCTATGCTCGACAGATCGACTACAAGATCAGTCACAAGAAGTGAACTCGAAGGGAAGTGCTGCAAAGCATTTCCTTTTTCTGAGGAGGATACATGGCTCAGTATATCGCGTATTTAATGTCTATATTTTGTATATGCGGGGGCGGAATTACTGCTACACAACCAGCTGTAAGAACTAGCATCCCAACGATAACTGAACCAACGACGGTTCCAATACAGTATGCACCCGAAGGTCTTAGTAATTGTGATGAAATGCAGTGGTATCGTATTGATGCTGGTTTACCTGAACGATTCGACGCAATAGGATGGAGAGAATCAAATTGCCGAAACGAAGAGTCTGTGCATACATTCTGCTGTTGGGGATATTGGCAGCTGTATGTTTCTCTTCATTTGAGCGGTTCATTAGGATCAAAAATGAACGATTGCGGAGTATATTCACGTTTCGATCTGGATTCGGATACACCAGAAGATAAGAAACGTCAGGCCTGCGCCACAAAGGTTTTGTACGATGCGAATGGATTGGCTCCCTGGGGGTAAAAATGACACATCGACGTTTTGAATTGCATCGCGATGAAGATATAACTGGAGTAAGCGGAGTTGGAGTTGTTGCCGAAGGAATTTTATTTAGCGATAATGTAGCTGTATTGCATTGGATCAGTCAATGGCCAAGTAGTATCGTTCATTACGAACGAGGTATGGAAAGCATTGAACATGTTCATGGGCACGGCGGAAAGACTCGTATTGTTTGGTTGGATTCAGAATAATTCGCATTTTTTACATGACTTATAGTGAGAGAGTATGAGGAGACGTGAGTGTACGACACCTCAGTTCCTAAGACGTGAGTGTACGACATTGGAACAAGTATTCTCTAGTGGAAGATGTATAATCAGTGAGGAGAGAAAAAAGCACGTCAGTAGACGGCACACTGCGGTGTAAAAGCACGTCAGTAGACGGCACACCTAACCCAGTTAGCAATTGGGCAATGTATACATCTTCTTTAACTTTTCGCAACTTTTACAAGGCTTATAGTGAGAGGAAGCGAAACCAGCTTGCGGCATTCAGTCGACTCGGAGCAATCTGAGCTTCTCATTTACTTTTACTAATAGGAGAAAACAATGACCATTAAAGAGCATATTAAAAATCATAAAGAAGCTTACATTATTGGAGCTCTTTCATTCGCAGGAATTACAACGCTTATAATGAGAGGCGTTGCCAAACAACATATCGGTACTGGAATTTCCGTGACCGCCGGCCGTAGCAATAACATTGTAGTGGCCGCAGATAGGAGTGTTGTTCACAACGTTTCTTATATTTTATCTCGTAGAAAAGGTTCACCTTCATGGGTTGTTCGATGCATTGAAACTGGAGAAATTTTTTCATCACAACGTAAAGCAGCCTTTTCTATGGGAATTCATGAAAATGAACTTTCACAGCATCTTCGAGGATTGAAAGCAAAAGCTGGAAGTAATACTTTTGAACGAATTTGCATGGCGGCATAAGGAGGGATAATGGGAAACAACTACTATATTCAGCAGACCCCGCCTAAGCATTACGGGTTCTTTAATTTCATTGGGGATGTCTTCATGACCTTCCTTACATGCGGACTTTGGCTTATTTGGATCTTCGTGAGGGAGATGCGTCACCAGCGATGAATAAACTCAACGAGCTCTTCAATAAGGCGGTAATCGGCGCTAAGGCTAATTCACCTGTTATATTCGCAGGGATCAGTATCGTGGGTCTAATTACGACTTCATATTTGTCTGCACGAGGTGCTATTAATGCGACTAGAGAGCTTGATGGGAAAACTCTCGAACGTAAAGAAGAACTTAAGGTTTGGGGAAAGCATCTGGCTCCGGCAGGCATTTCAGGAGCTGTCACAATCGGATGCATTATTGGAATCACTCGATCAGGAAGTCGAAAGACGGTTGCCGCTCAAGCCGCTCTCGCTGTCACTGAGCGAGCGTACTCTGAGTATCGAGATAAAGTCATTGAGGAGTTTGGTGCTCGTAAGGATCAGTCCATTCGAGATAAAGTGGCGGAAGAACGACTAAAGAAAGATCCGCCGCCTCCTCAAGAGATATTGGTGACTGGCACAGGAAGCATCTTATGCTGTGAAACATTCACTATGCGATATTTTGTAAGTGATATGGAGAAGTTGCGTAGAGCTATGAATGATCTCAACGCAAGACTTCTGAGACATGATTATGCTACATTGGATGATTTCTATTATTCAGTTGGCTTGGATAGAACATCATATTCTGGTCAATTAGGATGGAAATCGGATAAATTGCTGGAATTGGAGTTTTCTACGGCGTTAACACCGGATAATCGTCCATGTATCACGTTTACGTACAATTATACAACAAATTTGTAGGTGTTCGCAAAAATTACATAGCCTATAATGAGAGACTACTACAAAGGAGTAATGATGGACGAAGTGACCGCCGTTGAGAAGGTTGTCGTCGAATTGTCTACGAAGCAGATGCTTGGAAAGCTTGTGATCGCCACTACAGTGGGGTTCGCAGCGTCCAAGGTCGCGGAGAAGGTGTTCGATGCTGCCGTTCAGGCGATTCGTAACCGTAAGGCTGCGTAATAGCAGTCTCAAAAGGTAGAGCCCACACAAGGGTTCTATCTTTTTCTGATGACAAAGGAAAAGGATGCTAAAACGCGATATCACTTACGAGGATTTCAACGGCGACACCATTACTGAGTCATTTTATTTCAATTTGACTCGAACGGAAGTAATCGAGCTAGAAGTTGGTTATGAAGGAGGATTGGAAGCTGCGCTAAAACGAATTGTTGCAGCTGAAAATAGAGAACAGCTTGTAAGGGAGTTCAAGAAAATCGTCCTGTTGTCATATGGCGTTAAATCCGAAGATGGTAAGAGGTTTATCAAAAATGACAAGCTCCGAGAAGAATTCTCTCAGACAGCAGCATTTGACATGCTATTTATGGATCTTGCAACAAATGACGATTCAGCGGCTACTTTTGTTAAGGGGATCCTACCAAAGGATATGGCAAGAGAAGTAGAGAAGGCTGAGGTGGTCTCAATCACTCCAGGCCCTGACCCAAAGGTTTAACACATGGATTATCAAGGTAACACTGATAAAAGTAAAATTAAACCACCTGATAAGCAAATTGAAAAAGTTGTTACCGGAGATGTTGTCCAAAGGCCAAAGACTATTGGTCGTAGATTCAAAGATATTTTCTTTGGTGGCGATATTAAGGTTGCAGCTAGATATGTCGCTGCCGACGTTCTTCTACCAGCATTAAGAAATCTTATTGTTGATGCTACGTCTAAGGGTGTCGAACGAATCGTTTATGGCGAGTCAGGTTATCGTCGAAGACAATACGAATATAGACCACGTATTCAATATAATAATCCTATTTATCGAGATCCGAGAGAAGCAAGGCTCCCTGCTAGGCTTCCGGATCAACATCCATACCGACAACCTCGCCGAAATGAGAATGATGTGATTCTATCTTCTCGAGAGGATGCAGAAAGAGTTCTAGAGCAACTACTGGATATAATTGAGAAATATGACGTTGCTTCATGGGCGGATCTATGCGAGCTAGTTGGGTGGCCGTCTACTCCAATCGATAATAAATGGGGATGGACATATTTGACGAATGTTTCTGTCCGTCAGGTTCGAGATGGGTACATGATTGATCTTCCTGGATTGGAGGCAGTATAAATGCTATCGACCTCAAGACTTATGAAGTATGTTCCTAATTCGGTGATTAGGGGCGTTAGCAGACAGGTTCTTGTCGCTAAGAAGAATTCACCGCACATTTTCTTTGGGCTCGGACTCGTGGGAACTATTGCGGGGACAGTTCTTGCGTGTCGTGCAACTTTGAAATTGTCAGAAACGCTCGACGATATTCAGAAGGATTTGGATTCAGTTAAGAAGAAAAATCAAATTCTTCCACAAGGAAATTTGTTTGGGACGTATAATGAAGATTGGTATCTTGATTCTGTCCAGGTATACATCAAATCTGGACTGAAAATTATGCGTCTGTATGGCCCTTCTATCGTCGTTAGCGGCGTTTCTATCGGATTACTCACCAATTCCCACATTGAGCTTTCTCGTCGAAATACGGCCCTTATGGCGGCCTATGCGACCGTTCAGAAGGCATATGAGGACTATCGAGAGCGTGTTAGAGAGGCTTTGGGTGAAGAGAAAGAGCTCGAGCTCTATCGTGGTATCGAAACGAAGAAAATCGTCGGAGAAGATGGTACTGCGATTGAGATTAAAACGGCTGACCCTAATAAATATTCTCAATACGCCAAATTCTTCGATGAGTATTCAGAGTTTTGGAAGAAAGATCCAGAATTGAATCGGATCTTTGTTCAGTGTCAGCAGAATTATGCAAATAATTTGCTTCATGCCAGAGGCCATGTATTTCTGAATGAAGTTTATGATATGCTTGGAATCGAACGGTCAAGCGCAGGCCAAGTTGTTGGCTGGCTTCGACACAGTGACGGAGATAACTATGTTAGTTTTGGAATCTTCGAGGCGTTCAATTCTGCATTTGTAAACGGAAATGAACGGAGCATCCTTCTAGATTTCAATGTCGATGGAGTCATTTGGGACAAAATCTAGGAGGAACCATGCGTGTTGAATTGAGGGGATGGGTGGTCCCAGCTTCGGTTGGGGCCATCTCATTCGGCGCTGGAATCGGTCTTGGATATTTCATTGCCAAGTTTAAACAGCGAAAGCAAGAAATAAAAGAGCCAGTAAGTAATGAAGATCTAGAATCAAGAATTAATGAAGTTCAATTTGCTTTTGAAGAATATATTAATCAATTTGGGGCTAAGATTCAACAAGCAAATAAGGTTATTGATAATTTTAGAGAAGCCTGCGCTGTTCTAATTGAGCAATATAATGCAAATACAGAGCAAATAAATAAGGACAAAGAAAACCATCCGTCGAAGCCACGAACTTTGGCGGTATTACCAACTAATGAAGAAGATGATACTATGCGAGTACGAGTATTCACTGAGGAAGATGATGATTGGGATTATGACGAAGAAGTAAAACGTCGTAGTCCAAATCAGCCTTATATTATTCATAGAGACGAATTCTTTTCAAATGAATTGGATTATGGACAATCGTCTTTGATGTACTATGAAGGCGATAATATTCTATGCGATGAGTTGGACGTACCTATTTATAATCCAGAGAAGGTTGTTGGTCACCTAATCTTTGGCCATGGCTCAAGAGATCCTAACATTTGCTATGTTCGTAATGAGAGCTTGCTTGCGGAATATGAAGTTCTTAGAGATCATGGTTCATTTATGGTTGAAGTTCTCGGACAGCAAATAGAGAAAACTGATGACATAAAGCACTCACGTGGGGTGCCGAAATTCAGGGACGAATAACTATGACTGAGCCTCTTGAAGATCTATATTTCAATTGGCTCTATGTAAAAGTAGCATACGTAACAAATCCTACTCCAACTCTCACCTATTGGAATCTTCTGAGATTTCTTCATGGCACTGAATTTGTTTGGTTGCTTTCAGGAGACGACAATAGAGCTGCCGATGGAATTGAACTTCGTCGTGAATTCTTAATTGAAGCAGATATTCCAGATCATCCTGAATGGCGCCAAATGGGATGTTCAATGTTGGAAATGTTTATTGCCTTTTCACGACGAGCAGAATTCATGACTGATGAACCAGCGAAAGCATGGTTCTGGGAATTCATGGATAATCTTGGGTTAAAGGATTTCAACGATGCGTATAATTTTCAGGCCGAAGATGTTGAAGAAATTCTAGATCAACTTATTTGGCGGACGTATAACCCCGATGGGCGTGGCGGAATGTTTCCTATTGAGAATCCTAATGGAGACCAAAGAGCAATAGAAATTTGGTACCAATTCTGTGATTATCTAGTGGATCAAGACCGACTACCATGAGAGGGGGCTTTGTGGACTTTTACAAAATTCGAACCAAAGAGACCAAAGGCATCCCTCAAGCTTATCCAGATTGGATCGTTGACACATATGATGATCTAATGGTCAGAGGTGGTTCGTTTTATGCTGTGTGGAATGAATTTACCAGCATGTGGTCCACAAATGAGTTTGATGTACGGAGTCTTGTCGATGAAGAGTTGATTAAGTTTGTAAATGAAGAACGAAAAAGAGGAATGGTTTTCGAGCCTCTGCTAATGCGAAATTTTGGCACAGGTAGTTGGGAACGATTTCAGAAATATATTCGTAATTTGCCAAATAATGCTAATTATCACCCACTCGATGAGACAATAACGTTTATGAACACGGATGTCAAGAAAAAAGATTATGTTAGTAAACGTTTATCATATTCTCTGGCTCCAGGTAAAACAGATGCTTGGGATGAACTTCTAGGCGTTTTATATTCTCCAGATGAACGAGACAAAATTGAATGGGCCATTGGCGCTATTGTATCTGGGGATTCCAAATGGATTCAGAAATTCTTGGTATTTTATGGGCCCCCGGCCACCGGTAAATCCACCATTATCAGTATTATTGAAAAGCTGTTCGAAGGATATGTAGCTACATTCGAAGCTAAAGCATTGACCAGTAGTAGTGGTACATTTGCTATGGAAACCTTCGAGTCTAATCCTCTTGTAGCGATTCAACATGATGGGGATTTGTCTCGAGTAGAGGATAACACTAGACTTAATTCCATTGTCGGTCATGATTCGATGACGCTTAATGTGAAATATCGATCAGCGTTTACCATTCGCCCGAATGCGTTTCTAATTGTTGGCACTAACAAGCCAGTAAAAATTACGGATTCGAAAGCTGGTAATACACGTCGTTTGATCGATGTTCATCCAACTGGTGTGAAGATTGAGCCCAGTCGTTATCATGTTCTCATTGAGAACGTTAATTTTGAGCTAGGCGCGATTGCTCATAAATGCTATGAACGTTATCGTGATATGGGAAAGTTTTATTATGAAAACTATATTCCCACGAAGATGATGATGTTGACTGATAGTTTCTATAATTTCATAGAGGCTCATTTCGATATCTTCAAATCGGCAGATGGCATTCAATTGAAGCGCTGTTGGGATTTGTACAAAGCGTATTGTGAAGAAGCCAACATTGTAAAACGTCTTCAGTATCATGAAGTTCGAGATGAGCTCGAGAGTTACTTCGAAGACTTCAAGGATAGGCATTTTATTGGAGACAAAGAATATCGAAGTGTATATATTGGATTTAAAGGACTACCAGAACAAGGACCGGTTCCATTTGTTCCAGACACGTCATACGTTATTGAATTGGAAGATTATGATCCTGATAGTTTTGGTTCTGCTTTCAACAATCTATATTTTGACCAACCGGCGCAAGAAGCCAAAGTCAGCGGTTTCCCAGGGAGAAGATGGGAGAATGTCAAGACCACACTGGGAGACATAGACACAACAAAGCTTCATTTCGTAAAGATCCCAGAACAGCATATTGTTATTGATTTTGATTTAGTGGATGAAGACGGTGAAAAAGATCTAGAAAAAAATATCGAAGAAGCTTCTAAACTACCGCCAACCTACACAGAACTTAGCCAGAGCGGGAAGGGCTTGCACCTACATTATATGTATAATGGTGATGTGCATGATTTGAGTTCTGTGTTTGATGTTGGTGTGGAAATTAAAACGCTATTGGGGGATAGTTCTCTTAGGAGAAAACTCACCAAATGCAATAATCTTGATATTGCGACGATTAGTGGTGGTTTGCCTAGAAAAGAGAAAAAAGTGATCGAGACTAAAAGTATCCAAACGGAAAAAGGTTTGCGGGACCTTATTGATAGAAATCTCAGAAAAGAGATTCACCCGGGTACAAAGCCGTCGATCGACTTTATTCATCATATTCTCGAAGAAGCTTATAATAATGGGTTGAGTTATGATGTTACTGATCTTCGTCCAGTGATATTGGCGTTTGCTGCTAGAAGCACCAATCAATCTTCGGCATGCATCAAAATTGTTCAAACCATGAAATTTGTCGGTAAGAACAGCATGCCTGAAGTTGATCCAGACGATAAACCGTTGATATTCTTCGATATCGAGGTTTATCCAAATTTGTTCGTTCTATGTTGGAAAGTTCAGGGATCATCTAAAGTGGTCCGTATGATCAATCCATCACCAGAAGATATTACTCCGCTTCTAAACCAAAAACTAGTGGGGTTTAATAATCGTCGTTATGACAACCATATCCTCTATGCAAGATACATGGGGTACTCAATTGAAGAACTATTCGCCCTTAGTCAGGCTATTATCGTGGAAGGTAACAGCAATCCTTCTCATCTTTTCGGTGAAGCGTATAATGTTTCCTACGCCGACATCTACGACTTTAGTTCCAAGAAACAAAGCCTCAAACGGTTCGAAGTTGAGCTCGGCATCCACCACCTCGAGTTGGACTTGCCGTGGGACAAGCCGGTACCGGAAGGTCAATGGTCAAAGGTAGAAGAATATTGCGTCAACGACGTTATTGCTACAGAGGCAGTTTTCGAATCTCGTAAACAAGATTTCGTGGCCAGACAGATTCTGTCTGAATTGTCAGGATTGTCAGTTAATCATACCACCCAGCAACATACTGCTAAAATACTATTTGGAGATGATAAAAATCCGCAATCCAAATTTATCTATACTGATCTCAGTGAACGATTCCCCGGCTATACGTTTGATGGGAAAGAAAGCCATTACTGTGATGAAATCACGGGAGAAGGAGGGTATGTTTATTCAGAACCAGGGATATATTATAATGTTGCCCTTCTGGACGTGGCGTCTATGCATCCGACGAGTATCGAACAACTCAACCTCTTTGGGCCATACACCGCTAATTTCAGTGCCCTTAAACAGGCCCGTATGGCAATTAAGCATAAAGACTACGAAGCGGCCAGAGCAGCCTATGGTGGTGCTCTCGGAAAGTATCTTACCAGCGATGATGATGCTGAAGCTTTGGCCTACGCACTTAAGATTGTTATCAACATCGTCTATGGACTCACTAGTGCCCGTTTCCATAACCCGTTTAGGGATGTTCGTAACCACGACAACATCGTTGCGAAAAGAGGCGCACTTTTCATGATCGATCTGCGTCATGCAGTTCAAGATCGTGGATATCAAGTAGTTCACATTAAGACGGATTCAATCAAGATTCCGAATGCAGATCAAGAAATTATCGACTTTATCATCGAATTTGGGAAGGAATATGGATATGAGTTCGAGCATGAAACCACGTACGAGAAATTTCTTCTTGTTAATGATGCTGTTTATGTTGCTCGTGATGAGCATGGTTGGACGGCGGTTGGCGCGCAATTCCAAAACCCCTACGTCTTCAAGCAGCTCTTCTCTCACGAGCCGCTAGAGTTCGACGACCTCTGTGAGATAAAGAATGTCATACAGGGCTCTATGTATCTATCGAAGGATCCTGATGCTCCAATAGAAGACATGAGGCACGTTGGACGCACGGGTAGTTTCATGCCGGTTCGATACGATGGTGGAACCTTGTGGCGAGTCAAAGACGGTAAAAAATATCATGTTACTGGAACCAAAGGTTATCAATGGATCGAACGAGAGGTCGCTTATTATCGAGACAGTATCGATGAACTATTTACAGACATGGACTATTTCGAAAAGTTGAAAGACGACGCGCTTAAAGCAATTGAGAAATTCGTCCCATATGAGGAGCTAATATCATGATTCAAGTGCGATTTAATAATGGATCTCTTGCGATGTATGAAACTCTCGCTGATGCTTTCAGAGCGGCGGAAGAAGACTCAGAAATTTGGAAGATCTCTTTCGATGGTAAAAGCGGAGAACGAGTTCGGTTGATTCGCATAGAGGGTGGTTGGTTGTACGAGGATATCCATGGTAATCGTCATGAAACGAAAGGGGAATCATGATGGTAGATTATGCGCATGTGGATCATCCAGATGACGAACGATATGATGAAATTCATATCTTTATCTCAGAACGTTGGAAGGAATCTGAGCTTTCTGGAGACGAATGGAGATTCACATACGTCGCCCAAATCAAGCGTAAAGGTGAAGTCGTCATTCAAGTGACCACATCACGTCTTGAATGGATTCTCAAGGCCATGCCCTGGAAGATCATCACGGCAGGAGAAGAGGACAAGTTTGATCGTGATGCTTGGGAACGTACCAAAAGCCTCTGCGATCAACCAGGATGTGCTGAGAAGCCAGTGGTATATTACAGGCGAAAGACACCATATACTTATAGTGGCGACGAGCTTGTTGTACCGTCATATCGCAAAGACACGGTGGAGTATCGTCAATTCTGTGATCGTCATAAGCATCGTGGAGATTGTGGTCTGGATGATGCAGATCACAATTACGAAGAATTCATCATGGAGGTGAAGTAATGCCCGACGAAGTTAAAACATTCATGATCGAAGACGCCCGAATCATCTTCCGTAATTTCTCTGGCAAGGAGGGCCAGTATAATCGTGAAGGAGATCGTAATTTTGCCGTCATACTTCCCGAAGGGATCGACGAGACGATGCTCAGGGACGGATGGAATGTCCGATACCTCGAACCGAGAGAGGAAGGCGATCCTCCTACTCCGTATATCTCGGTCGCGGTCAACTTTAACAATCGTCCCCCAAGAATTGTTCTTCTCACATCTACGACTCGCACGCAGCTTGATGAGAAGTCAGTTGAAGTTCTGGATTGGTCTGACATCAAGACTGCAGATCTTATTGCGAGGGGCTATGACTGGACTGTCAATGGTAAATCAGGCACTAAAGCGTATCTACAGTCGCTCTTCGTAACTATAGAGGAAGACGCACTTGAACGTAAGTATGCAGTTCACGACGTTCCCTTTGACAATTACAACGAATGAGATTGGAAAAACTATGGAATTCACCACCTTCGTCCGCAAGCCATTTGTGGTCGACGCAGTAGAAATTACGGCGGAAAACATTGGCGAAGTGGCTAAGTACGTCGGAGACTTGCGGGAGAAGGAAGATGGGACGCCATATATCTTGGTGGATCGTCGACTTGTCCCGAACGTATTCCGGGTGTACCCAGGCTTCTTCATGACACGTATGGGTGAGAACGTGCGTTGCTACTCGAAGAAGATCTTCAAGGAACAGTTCATGGTCCAAGATGATCAGATCAAAGAGTGGGTCACGTTCATCAACGGGAAGGCTTCTTAATGTTTGACTTCACCGATGTTCTTAATTGGTGTTTCCTTCAAAATTATCACCTTGATAAAAGTAATGCTTGCGTGCATTGTTCGCCAGTACGATTCAGTCCTCTCACGTTCCGTCTATTTGAGGCTTTGATGGCGATTTGGAACTTGGACAACGAAGATATCACGCAAGAGATGGCGGAGGTGAAGAGTCATTACGGAACCTATGCCGAGGATAAGGGCCGCATCGCCGAAGGCTAGCCGTTCGCAAAATTTACATCGCATATAATGAAGGAAGAGTGTAAACATTTTTATGTTGAATCCGTAAGGAGCACCGTCCTTCTTATTTTATCCTCGGCCAAGGAGGCATAATGTATGAGCTATCCATTGTTGAAGGATCTGGAGTTGACCAAGCAAACTGGCTTGTTTGTTTGATCGTCCCTCAGTATCCGTACCCGAGATCTGTTGTTCTGGAGAGATTCAGAACTCAAGAGGATGCTCAAAAAGAATGCGCAAAAATCCTCGATGATCTCACGTCGACTGAGCGACGTTAAATAGGTTTTAGGCTCAGAGCGTGAGGCGCTAGGGACGGTCCCTCCCAAGATAAGCCCTACTGTCTGTGAAGTTAAGAGCATAGGCCCTCCGCCCGCTTCTTAGCTTGTCAGGCCGCCTCGGTAAATCTGTGAAGGTCACACAGCAGTCCATTGGGGCCTACGCCTTCTATGCGTGGGTAAGATGCATCCTCAATGGTTCGTCAAATAAAAAACCGCTTCCGTAATCTGTATGGTACCACTAAGGTATTCACAGATTAGAGCGCGTTGGTCGTAGCGACTTGCCGCACGACTGTGCAATGATTCCTTAGGCAAGAAAGGAATCGCGGAAGGACGTAAAGTGGGGAAAAATAAAGACCGCCGTGAGCACAAGCGTGTGGGCGCCCCATTTTACTTTACAATTACGGCGGAATTAGCGACAATCATACAAGCGCGGGAGGGGTTTAGTGTCTTGGCCAAGAGCAAACAGACGACCACAAGGGAGACAAGTGGAAAAGATCAGTATCAATACAGTCGCTAATATAATTACCGCAATCTTCGCAATTCTGATTTATATTAAACTCTTTTAAGGAGAGACCGTGTCGTACGAACCTTCTACTTATACTGGTGCGCCGGATGAATGTTCAATTCACTGGCCCGAAAAACTTCCGTGCAGGACATGCGCGGATATTGGAAGGACGACCCTAATGAATCAGGTTACTCAACACCCAACTGATAGGTTCGAAAACCTCTACGATTTCGTCGCCTTTGATGGCTTCGATTTTTCGCTTTATCGTAAGGGCGAGCTCGAGCTTCTTCAGCCACAACTCGAGGCCATCGGTTATTATGACGTTGAATGGCTTCCTGGTGAGACTGATAGTTTTGGCCCGCTTAGCCGGGTCTGCAAAGCTAAGATCATGCAAAAGGGGACCACCAATGTTACTGTTGTTTGGTTCATGTATGGATAAGATGACGTTTCATATTCCGCCAGGAGATTATAGATGGTCTTGGGAGGGAGCACGTTCTCTTATAGATCAACGCGTTCCTATTAATAATGTCCCATACCTTGTTACTGCAGTTAAAGTTACCTCTGATGGCGGAGTAGATATTACTGTGGAACGTATACAGGTGAATGATGCCGGCTAATCGTAATGATGGTAAAGTTAATCTCCATATTGTCTGGTTCATGTATGGATGAGCCGCTGTTAGGCCTAGCCACTATCGAGCAACTTATGCGAGAATTGATTGTTCGGTTTACAGTGCATTATCCGCATGACAGCATATCACAAATGAAATCAATTGAACGAGCATTAGCCCTATCTGAAATGCTTGGCGGGTTGGATGCTCCTATTCGAGAATATAGGACGGTTGATGCCGGCTAATCGTAATGATGGTAAAGTTAATCTTCATCTGCGCATCCCATCTGAATTAATGGATCGTCTTACCAAGGAGGCTGACGATCGCGTTGTTTCCACCAATCTACTGGCCGTAAAAGCGCTTGAGCAATATCTTGATCGCTTAGTGCCTGTAGAAGAGATACTACTACTCAAGGAGAAAATCTATGGCCCCGATTCTTGACCCGGGTAAGTACATCACCTTCAAGCGCTATGAGTTTTACAAAGCGACATCTCAAAACGCATTCGCCAAAGCTGGTGAACTGGTTCTTGACGAGCTCAAAGGCCTCGAGGTGGAAGATGCTGTAGTTATCCGGCGTCAAGATAAGTTCTCATCTCCGTGTCTGCTCACATATGCGGTCATGATTGCTATGGTAGCAGAGAGTCATCCCGATGCAATGATCAAAGAGGAGCTCTACGCCATCTCAGATTACTTCCATCAACAAGGTATTCTTGCTGGAGAGGAAGGTTGGAAACTCCCCACCATCTGAAAGGAGCACGTTGATCTTCGCGGGCGGTATTCTTATTGCTTGCCTTATAATCTTTATTGGTGAAATATCAAACCGACGACGTATAAGGAGGGAACAAGCTGCGCATTATCGCTTGATGCGAGAGATACGAAGACATATGGATGAGAGGTGATATGAAGGGTATAGTCATCACCAAACAAAACCAACCACTCCTAATGTCTCGCTATGGTACCAACATATTCGATGAAGAAATGTTTCCCATCGGGTATATCATGGTGACTGATTTCGGTGATAATGGAGAAAGTCGTTATGATGGAGTGCTCTCTCAAGAACTATTCGATAGCATGTATGTACGAGGCGAAGATCTCAGAAACGATTTCTTCGCTATCATCAGAAAATAATAAAAATTAGGAGATCCTTGGAAACATGGATTCTCCTTTTTTATATATATTATGAGGGGAGGTGATACTATGAAACTAATGGAGCATCAACAAGAAGCCGTTGATCTACTTGGTAGTGGGAAGGTTTTGTATGGTGGGGTAGGAAGCGGAAAATCGGCGACAGCCTTAGCTTATTATATTAAGGCGCAAACACCCAAGGATATCTATGTCATCACTACGGCTAAAAAGCGCGACAGTCTTGATTGGGAGGGGGAAGCTGCAAGATTTGGTATCTCTGTTCGAAGAAGTTTATCGATTGCGGGAGAACTTAGAGTTGATTCATGGAATAACATCGAAAAATATACCGATACGACTGGAGCTTTCTTCATCTTCGATGAGCAGCGTGTCGTTGGTTCTGGAGTATGGGTCAAATCCTTTATTCGAATCGCTAAGAGAAACGATTGGATCCTCCTAAGCGCGACTCCGGGGGATAACTGGTTAGATTATGCCCCCATCTTCATTGCGAATGGGTGGTATAAGAACATAACAGAATTCAAACGCGAACATGTGATTTATGCTCCATACATTAGATTTCCAAAAGTCTTGAGATATGTTGGTATCACCAAACTAGAATTCTATCGTAATGAAGTTTTGGTAGAAATGCCTTACCTTAAACATACGCAGCGGATAATTAATTATCTTGATGTGAGTTATGATAAGGATTTGTGGGATGTAGCCGTCCGTAAACGTTGGAACCCTTATGAAGATCATCCCATTAAGGATGTAGCTGAGCTATTTCGGGTGATGAGGAAGATCAATAATACTGACCCGTCTCGAATTGAGATGGTTAGATTATTGATGAAGAGCCACGCCAAATTGATTATCTTCTACAATTTTAATTACGAATTGGATATTCTTAGGGGCCTTGCGGATGAGGTCGAAGTGGCAGAATGGAACGGACATCGTAAAAATCCAGTACCTAATTCTGATCGTTGGGTATACTTAGTTCAGTATAATTCGGGTGCTGAAGGGTGGAATTGTACACAAACTGATGCTATGATTATATATAGTTTGACCTATTCTTATAAGAATTATATACAATCTCAAGGCCGAATTGACCGAATAGATACAAAGTTCACGGACCTTTATTACTATATTCTAATCAGTAATTCGCCCATTGATCGAGCTGTAAAGAAGGCTTTGGAGCACAAAAAGAACTTCAATATGCGTAAATTTGTAAGGGAAATAGAAAATTCGCCGGGTCGTGCCGGGTGGTTTGACGAGAGGTTGCCGTCCGTTTGAGCTGGGATTATGTTCAAATATGTACACTTGGCATTTTTTTCTTTTACTCAAAATAATAATAATATAGATTATATATATGTATAAAAAAATAATATACATCATGCATTTATTTAGAAACTTTTTCAAACCCCTATTATTTGCCGATTTGCCGGGAAGGTGAAAAATGAGCGTTTTTGAGCTAGAATATGGAAAACCCATTCCAGAATTCCCCAATTATGAAGTTACTAATTTTGGAAGAGTATACAACATTAAAAGTGGAAGAGAAATGGTACTATCTCCAACACAGTTTGGAGAACTAACAGTTGGGCTTGTTAGAGATGGACATCAACATCGATATTCAGTCAAGTGTCTAGTTGCAAGAGCTTTTGTTGATGGTGAAAATGAAATTTTTAATTCGCCCATTTTGTTGGATAATGATCCTTATAATCTTCATTTTGAAAATATTGTCTGGAGACCTAGATGGTTTGCTTGGCAATACAAGCACCAATTTAATAACATTCAGAATTGGTATTTCTTTGGACCTATTGTTGATATGGAAACATTTGTTGAACATAGAAACTATATTGACACAGCTAAGGCATATGGGCTTCTCTGCATTAATATTAGAGAATCAATTTACAATGATAAATTGACCTTCCCAACACATCAAAAATTCGCTTATGTCAATTAATATATAATTAGGTCTCGCAAACATCGCATATAATGAAAGGAGACACAGAATATCCTTTTATAGCTGTGAGGCAACTATGAATGAAACCCAGTACCAGGGAAAACTCATTAAAAAATTGCGAAATCTTTTCCCAGGTTGCGTTATTTTAAAGAATGATCCTACCTGGATACAGGGTATACCAGATATTCTAATTTTGTTTCTTAATACCTGGGCTATGTTAGAAGTTAAGATGAACGATGATTCTAGTATTCAACCTAATCAAGAGTATTATATTGATTTACTTGATGAGATGTCGTTCGCCTCCTTTATTCGCCCAGAAAATGAGGAGGAAGTGTTGTATGCTCTTCAACAATCATTCGGACTTATCAGGTAAACATGCTTTCCTTAGCCCAAGTAATTATCATTGGCTTAATTATACAGATCAAAAATTAGAAGCTAGATTCATAGCTGCTATGGCTGCTCGTCGCGGTAGCGATTTACATGCTCTTGCTCATGAAGCTATTCGTTTGGGCGTTAAACTTTCTAGAGCTAACAAAGCGTTATCGACTTATGTTAATGATGCTATAAGTTATAAAATGTCATGTGAACAGATATTGTTTTATTCCGAAAATTGTTTTGGTACTGCAGATACTATTTGCTTCCGAAGGAATAAACTCAGGATTCATGATTTGAAAACTGGTATTATTCAAACGTCTGAACATCAACTAGAAGTTTATGCAGCGTTGTTTTGCCTTGAGTATGGGGTTGATCCATTTGATATTGATGTTGAGCTTCGTATTTATCAAAGAGAAACAATAAGAGTCTTTGAACCGTATTCGGAAAGTCTTTTAATCATCATGGATAAAATCGTCGATTTTGATAAACAAATTGAAGAGATGAAAGCATCCGATAGATTCTAAGGGGGTGTTGTGATCATCATCGACGAAGAAGATTATTTGGCGCATTATGGTATTCTGCGTCGATCTGGCCGTTACCCATGGGGATCGGGAGAAGACGAAAATACTCGTAATCGAATTTTTATGCAAGAAGTTAAGCGGCTTCGTAATGAAGGATTGACTGATACTGAAATTGCTCGAGGATTTAATTGTAGTACGACTGAGCTTCGAGCTGATATTTCTTATGCTAAAAATGCTAACAGGCAAGCCGATATCGCTATGGCTCAACGTTTGAAGGAAAAGGGTTATTCTACAAATGCCATAGCTAAAAGAATGAATATTCCTGAATCAACAGCAAGAAATCTCCTCAAACCAGGAGAAGCAGATAAGGCAGATGTTCTTCAAGCAACTGCTAATATGCTTAAATCGCAGGTTGATGAAAAAGGGTTTGTTGATGTAGGTAAGGGTGTAGAGAATTATGTTGGTGTAAGTGCCACTCGTCTTGAAACTGCTGTAGGAATGCTTCGTGCAGAAGGTTATGAATTGCACGAAGTTAAAGTAACACAGCTTGGCACTGGTCATGAAACAAGAATGAAAGTTCTTGCTCCGCCAGGAACTACTCAGAAAGAAGTATGGCTTAATCGAGACAAAATTCAACAAATTACTGGTTATTCTGATGATGGTGGTAGGCATTATGCAAAAATTCATACCCCGTTACCAATCGACCCGAAACGTCTCGACATTCGTTATGCTGAGGATGGCGGTAGCCAAGCTGACGGAGTTGTGTTTGTCCGTCCTGGAGTTTCTGATATTTCTTTGGGTGGCGCTAAATATGCTCAAGTTCGTATTCAAATTGGAGATGGCCATTATATTAAAGGGATGGCAATTTATAAAGATGATCTTCCTGATGGAGTAGATCTTCAATTTAATACAAATAAATCCAATACAGGTAAGAAGACTGATGCTCTAAAAGAATTGAGTGATGATCCTTCTTTACCATTTGGTTCAATTGTTCGCCAAATTGTTGAGAATCCAGGTACATCTAAAGAGCGGGTAACTTCCGCTATGAATATTGTAAATGATGAAGGTACTTGGGAAACATGGTCTCGTACTTTGTCTTCGCAGATGTTGTCTAAGCAGAGCCCGGCTCTTGCTAAGTCTCAGCTTGATATGACATATGATCGTAGACAAAGAGAGTATGATGACATTAATAATCTCACAAACCAAACAGTTCGTAAAAGACTTCTTAATGATTTTGCTGATAGTACTGATTCTGCTTCTGTTCATTTGAAGGCAGCTGCACTTCCTGGGCAATCGGTTAAAGTTATTCTTCCGATTAAATCTATGTCGCCTACTGAAGTTTATGCGCCTGATTATGAGAATGGAGACAGAGTTGTTTTAATTCGTCATCCTCATGGTGGAACGTTTGAAATACCAGAACTTATTGTTAATAACAGGCAGCATGAGGCAAGGCGTCTTTTAGGAAATGCTAGAGATGCCATTGGTATTCATCATACTGTTGCCGCAAGATTGTCAGGCGCCGACTTTGATGGTGACACAGTTCTAGTAATTCCAAATAGACAGGGTCGAATTAAAACTTCTCCTGCTCTTGAAGCTCTTAAGGGATTTGATCCTCGGTCATCATACCCAGGTTATGAAGGTATGAAGCCGATGAAGAATACCCAAACAGAGATGGGTAAGATTTCTAATCTTATTACAGACATGACTATTCAAGGCGCAAGTCATGATGAGATTGCCCGTGCCGTAAAACATTCAATGGTAGTTATTGATGCTGAGAAACACAATCTTAATTATAGACTTTCTTATAATGATAATAATATTAAAGCACTTAAAGAAAAGTATCAACGACAACCGGGTGGTGGTACAGGCGCAGCCACTTTAATTTCTAGGGCTAAGTCTGAATTGAGGATACCTCAAAGAGTCCCCCGTCCTCAAACAGAAGGGGGTCCTGTAGATAAGGCAACAGGGGCTAAGGTATTTAAAGAAACTGGGAAGCGACATTGGAAGTCGGGCGCTCTCCTTACTCAAAGAACAACCCGTCTTGCTGAAGCTACTGATGCGCATACCCTTTCCTCAGGTACACCTATGGAAAGATTGTATGCTGATCATTCTAATAAGCTTAAGTCATTGGCTAACCAGGCGCGTCTTAATGCTTTAAATACCCCCCCTTCTAAATGGTCACCCTCTGCTAAGAAGACTTATGCTAATGAAGTAGACTCTCTTGATTCTAAGCTGGCCATAGCTAAAAAGAACGCCCCTCTTGAACGGCAAGCACAACTAATTGCTAACAGTATTGTTAGAACTAAAAGAGATTACAATCCAAACATGGATAAAGAAACCAGAAAGAAGATAGAATACCAAGCCCTTGAGGAAGCGCGTGTTCGTACTGGTGCTGGTAAGCAGAGGATTACTATTACTAATAGAGAATGGGATGCCATACAAGCTGGTGCTATTAGTGATTCAAAGCTCACCGAGATTCTTAACCACGCCGACATGCATGTTGTTAGAGAGCTGGCCACTCCTAAGAGTTCTATTCTTATGACCAGCCCAATGACTAATAGGGCTAATGCTATGCTAGCAGCTGGATACACAAGAGCTGAAGTTGCAGCACAACTTGGTGTTTCATTGAGTACTTTAGATGAAGCAACAGTTGGATGAAAGGAGAAAGTTAATGATTAAAACTATGCTCACTACTATTGATAACCCACACTCTCCTTTCGATGACTTTCCAGCATGGTATGCGTATGATGTTTCATCAGGCCACCATACTTCTTCTTTTCTTGCCCGCATTCTCCAAGACTCAGATCAATTATCAGAATTTGATATTGAAGTTGCGATAGAGGAAGCAATCGATGAGATTGTAAAAGAAAATGTATCTGGCATGTATAAGAAAGTTACGAAAGAGTTTCCAGATTGAAATAAAAATTTTAATAATAATTTTTAAATTTATTTTTAAATCTGGAGATCTCAGTTCAAAGGGGAGGGGGGCCTTCGCAAGAACTACCCCCCCTATGCAT